GTGGCGTCCCGCTGGGTGTGGCGCAAGCATAGCATGGCTAATTACCGTGTGGACGCGTAGCGGCATTGTGTAGCCCCGTGCAGTGATAGTTAAGGCGTGGCTAGGTGACGCAACGCTCCGCAATGGCGGAGCGACGTTGGGCGATACCGTGCAACGGCATAGCGGGGTAGGGTCTGGTGCTGTGTTGGCATAGCTCGGCTCAGCACTGTCGGCAATGTTTCGGCTCAGTACAGGCAGCAGGACGCGGTGCGGTGATACGCTGCTTGGCAGAATCCAGTCGGGTAACGGCACGGCAATGTACGGTTCAGCGCAGTTCAAAACGGAGGCGTTATGTACGCAGGCAGTCGAATCGAGCAATCCGTCGCAGATGGCCGAGGGCCAGCGGTAATCGCAGCAGAGCATGAATATTATCAGCTAGGCGGCACGTTGGTGGCAGATGGCGCGCTGGTTCGACTGTGGGATCATCGGCGCAACCGGCATGTGTACTGTCGGTGTACGGTGATTAGCATCGGGAAGGGGCCGGAGGTTAAACCGGCCCCGACTCCGAAAACAAAGCAAGCGCGACAGGCAGTCGCCACTGGCGCCACACGCGCCGAGGTGCGCGTCGCCGCCTGGGTACGCAAGTCGGGCATGGTGACAGCAGCGCAGGTGGCAACGTACATCGGCTGCTCTTCATCGTCGGCGAAGGCTCTGCTACAGGCGCATCCGGATTTGTTCGAGGCCGCCATGCGCGTGGCAGGCACTCAGTATTACAGAGCGAGGTAGTCATGATTGTAATTGCGATAATCGTGTTGATTGCGCTGTATTTTGCCATGCGCAGTCCGCGCGACATGGAGCAACAGTACGGCGGCACGGTGGACACCACGGAAAAGCGCGCCGGATTGATGGCGGGTACGTTTGTGTTCATGTTGACAGTCGGCGCTGGCATGTTGTTCGTGCTGTGGCTGCTGGTTAACGTTGCGGAGGTGGCACGGTGAAAAATTTTGTAGAACCAGGCCCGCCGCGTCAGTCGCCAGTGGTACGCGTCGAACCGCAGCAAATCACCGCACCGCCGACAGTCGCCACCACGTCGGTAGAAGTGCGCGCCACATACACCGACCGGGCGAAAGGCTTCCAGTTGGCGACCCTGCCCGTCGCCGTGGCGTTTGGCGGCGGCGTGTTGCTGGTGGCCGCCATCGGTTGGAGCGTGCCAGTGTTCAGCGTGGCCGCGCTCGGTGTGTTCTGGTGTGCGTTTCTGGTTTGGTGGTTGGTTGGCTGGACGATTCACCACGTTGTCAGTCCCGACGGCATCGCCTTGATTCAGGCATTGCTCGGTTATCGGTATGTACGGCACGAACAGCGCGCGCGACTCGCGCGCAGAACGGATGATAAATGACAGCAGCGGATGGATTGCATCTCACGTTGGAGCGCGCTGGCGCAATTTCGGAAACGCAGCCGGCGCGCCATTCCACGGTGCGCCAGGTGGCGCAGTCGCTCAGCCGCCGCAATGCCGACGCCGCCGTGTGTGAGCTAATGAACGAGGCATTACAGCGCGTGGTAGATTTGGCATTCGAGGAAGATGCCGGCGGCCTCATCAACATCGACAACGTGACAGGCCGCATCCTGTTTCCGTTGCCGTGGGGCCGCAAGGGTTACAAACAATGGGGAATGCGCCCGTTGGAGGCGCGCATCATGCGTACCATACTGGTTGGTTGGATTGACGTACCGAGAGGTATGCCGCCGCTGTTTATGTATGAGGCGGCCAGCCGAAACTGGCGCATCAACCTGGTTGACTACCCCGACAGGCGAGCGGCTTCTCGGTGGCTCCCCCGGCACACAGTGCGTGTATCTGAGTATAGGACTGCTCGTAGCGGCGTGCTAGTCGGCACGTAGGAAATAGGTAGCCGCCCCGATAGCGCGCAGTAGCCCGCACACTGGAGGATTCGCCTTCTTCCAGTGTGCGCTTTTTTGCCCGAAAAATTCATGCCACGAATTTTTAAAATTCGTCAAAAAAAGTATTGACACTGCCCGCACGTTGTGTTATAATGTAATCACGGGCAGCAATGAGCAGCCACTAACACACAGGAGACAGAACAATGAACATCATTATCACCAACAGCGCAAACATCATTGTCGGGGAGACCGGCTCCGACACGTTGGCGAATGTGATTGCCTACGTCGCGACGTGGGAGCCGTGCGAAGACGCAGACGGCGAGGAGTCTAAGCCGCATGTCTACACAGATTACAATGGTGGGGTGTGGGTGGCAATCCCCGCCCATCACGAAGACGGGTGGAAACGCGCATCCGAATTGTGCGAGCGGGTCGGCTACCTGGTGGGCAGTGACGCCCAAGCCGAGGCCGAAGCCGACGAATAGCCCCGCCGCCCTGGGCATGGCGCAAAACTGCCCACCGCAACCACAACCAACACACAAGGAGAGCAGAACAATGAACACCAACATTATGATTACTAACAGCGCAAACATTATTGTCGGGGAGACCGGCCCCGACACGCTGGAGAACCTGATCGCCCACGTCTTGACCTGGGAGCCGTGCGAGGACGCCGACGGCAACTCACACCCAGCATTAGTTACCGTCATGTATGACGGATGGGTGTGGGTGACAATACCGTCTGATTATGATGACGGTATTCGGTTTTCCTCTCTTCTGGTTGAGCGTGTCGGCTACCTGGTGGGCAGCGATGCCGACCCCGACGCTGAATAATCCACGACCGCCCTGGGCATGGCGCAAAACTGCCCACCGCAACCACAACCAACACACAAGGAGCAGAACAATGAACACCATTATCGTTAGTCGTCACGCTGGCGCAGTCGAATGGCTGCGCAGCCAGGGAATCGTTGGCGACGTGCTGAGCCACGTCGGTGACGCGACGCAAATTGCAGGGAAGCGCGTGATTGGCGCGCTGCCATTGCATTTGGCGGTTCACGCCGCCGCCGTGGGCAGCATCGACATGGTGCTGCGCCCCGAACAGCGGGGGCAGGATTTGACGGCGGCGGAAATGGAGGCTGCCGGAGCGTCCATTCGGTGGTACGTTGTTGCCACCGAGCCTCAATGGGCGGCGGTGGCGGAAGCCGCCCGTGAATTGTCCTGGTTTGCGTTTGCTGGCCCGCCAGCAGACAAGGCAAACGCCGCCGCCGCCGCCCTCGCCGGCAATCTCTAACCAGTGAGAGCATTCCCCCAAAAAAACCCTCCCCCAGCGCGCGCTGGGGGAGGGTTTTTTGCGCGCTGGGGGAGGGCAGGGGTGGGGTTCCTGCGTTGTAGAATTCTTCTACAACGCAGTCAACGTCATTACATTGTCCCACCAGGCGCTAATCGGAAAAACACTAAGCCGGACAGTACAGGCCACTGCGTCAGGATTTACCTGCGTCAATGTGAAACGCACACGTTTATTAGAAACGGATGCAACAACGGTCATTGTTAATGTTGTATGCCCAAACAATTGCGACGACAAAACAGTAGCCGCCTCAGTCGAATATCCCCATACAACCGCATATAATGCCGCAGACAAATTCGAGCCTCCAGAAACCTCAATGGATGCAAGAACAGCTCCAGAAATAAATGCCGCGCTAGCGGACGTTAAATCTGCAATGTCAGTTGCAGTATTGTTATTTACTGATTTTGTGATGGTCATGCCCTGCGCAACTGTGAATTGATTGCGCTGATTTGTCGTAGCGCTTGTTGAGCGATTGATTTCCAGTGCGGTAAATGTGCCGTTGCTAACTCCTGCGCCTGATGAATCTGAGGTGCAGTCATACACATATACCAGTGTCGCATCTCCCGTTGCATCATTGTTGAATCCATGACCGCCGACACGGGCCAATGATTTACAATTGACAAATGTGATGCGCGTTCCGGTTTTAATCCAAAAATCACCGACGGCTGCCAAATCGCGGTTTCTTTCACTGACAATATTGGTAAATGTCACATTCCTAACTGTGCCAGCAGGAGACGATTGAGTAACTTGCACAACTCCGTTAATGCACTCAGACGCTGTGACGTTAGAAACATTGACAAATTCAGTTAGGCGTCCATCCTCAGACTGGACGACTATTGGCCCGCCACGATGCCATGTGCCGAGGCTCGAATTGCCGCGAATAACGATATTCTGAATATTTACATGCAGAACATCGGCGGTCCCTTTGGATTTGACAATAACGGCACTTCCAGTGCATCGCTCAAAAATGCAGTTACTGATATTCACATAACTGCCATGAATGGCAATGGAATGATGGCATCTAATTACATGCACATTGTCAATTGTCAAATAATTTCCATCTCCATATAGGCCGTGAGGCGTGTAGGCCAACGGTGACGAACTTGGGTCACTGCCATTGCCGAGCAATGTCAAATTTGTAAATTTTCTCCACGCGTCAACGCTGCCAGAAAATGTTGACTCAATGCAATCGACAGAGTTAACGCCAACCAAATCAACGCCAAGATTGGATATTGTCAAACCGGTACGAGTGCCACAGCGCAACCGCCCACGAATAATTGTGCCGCCGACTAATCGCCCAGATGAGGCGTCAAATGCAGGTTGCCCGCCACCATAAATAGAAATGTTATTCGCTGGCAGGACAACGTTTTCCGCATAAATTCCAGGGGCAATAATAATTGTCTCGTTGCCGGATGCAGCAAGCATGGCCTGGGAAATTGTTGTAAATCGTTTGGCGGTTGGCTCATGCTCAAATAATGGGTCAACGAAAAAAATGTTACTACTAAGCGCGATATCGTCCAGCCGGTCTTTTAACGAGGTGTAATTCGCTGTTCGCGCGTCAACAACCTCAGTAGACGAGGTTCCGCTGCTGGCGATAATGTTGCTAACGCGCGTGTCTACGGTTACAATGCCTGAATCCAACTCTCCCAACGGAGCATTGATAGTGGCTGCATTGGCAGGCGCGCCAATGACAATTGGATCATGATAAATTGTGGACATGAAGCCCTCCTAAATGTATGCAATGGCCTGAATGACTGTGCGCCGCTCGATTTGCGCCGTGATTTGCGCGCGTTTGCCCGTTTTGCTGGCAGTTTTTACGCGCACGGTTATGAGATTATCCGCCTGATTTGGCCGCAATCCGTTGGCCGCCACAATGTTGGATGTGATGTCTAGAGCATACCAGCCGCCGGTGATACTGACTGGCGTTGCCGTCAACAACGTGCCATTGACCAGCCACTCCAGGTCAGTCACACCATAGGTGTTGGCGCCGGTATCCTCATGAATGCCATATTGTAACGTCAATGCGTTTGTTAAACTCAGGCTGACGTTGTTTGTGCCACCGCCAGTCGGAGGCGTAACGGTTGTGCTGCCGCCGTTGCTGCTGGTTCCGCCGCCCTCGTTGCTTTGTTGAGTAGAAACAAAATGTGAACCTGCGCCAGCGTCTTCATGGCCCAGATAATAAATGCCACTATCCTGATATAGATTCACATTAGAAATCAATGTAGATAATACTGAACCATCGGCAATGGTAGTCGTATGAAAATGGTTTGGCGTTGTGTGGCTGTGATCGCCAATCGTAATGTTATGCGTATGGTCTGGAATATTGACAGTTCCAGTTACTGAGCCGCCGACGGTTTTGGCCGTGCTGCGAAATGGATCAATGCGAAAACGTATCAACACCTGATTGACTGTTGTTGTTTCGTTGCCCAGCCAAAATCGCAGGTCGGCATTGTAATTGTCATCCAGAGGCTCACGGTATGAAATCGTATCAACCGAGGCCGACATCTGCGGCAATGCCTCCATAACCTGATTTTGGCGAATATCGCGCGCTATGGCATCGGCATCCTCATCCGGCCATCTGTTTAACGTCGCAACGGTCAATCCAGTTACGCGCATTCCGTTGTTATCAATTTTTGAGCGCACCTCCAAGACTCGCACATTCGCCGCAATGTTGATAGGTTTCTCTCCATCAACAAATTTCCGAGCCGTCACCCGAATTAAATCACCCGGATAAATGTCACGACGTACGCCAGCCACGTCCAACGAATAGACGGTATGCGGTGCAGAATGCCGGACTAGATATTCACATGCAGCAGACACCAGTGTATTCGCAGCAGACTGTAAATCGGTCGCGCTGTTCGACAATGGCGCGATGTCTTTCCATGCGATTGCGCGTTGCAATGTGCCATATGCTGCTGGCGCGCTGGCATTTGTAATCGTGTTGTTGGAGCCATTAAATGCTAACGTCACACCGGTAATCGGCACATATGTGCCGGTCAATAACGCGCCATTAGGCCATTGATTCGCCAGTCGCATATCGAGCCGAGCGTTTCCGTTGCCAGCCCCAAACGCAATGACAGACGTGACAATATCCGCTGATTGCCGCTCCTCGCTAATATTTGTTATCAAACAGATGGCGTCGTTATTTTCAATTGCCACAGCGTCAGCATTCGCGACCGCATGTAATGCGATTGTCGAAGGCAGCGCGACCAAAACATCGAGCGTACGCGGATTGCCGGTCGTGGTCAAACGCCGGAACCAAATCGGCAGTTTCTCAGCTAACGAGTTCAGACCACCGAGAAAAGTGTCGTAAACCAGTCGCGCCGAAAATGCTGGAATGCCTGTGGTTGGCGCGTTTGTTGTCCAGTTTGCCGGTGTGCCTGCTGTCAGATAATTCGACAGCGCATATGTTCCAGGCTGCGTTATTGAAATATCCCCAACTGGCACACGATTTAATTCTTCCAACAAATCACTGCCGCTAATCTCCAACATCGGCGGGCCATCTGCAATTATGCGTACTCGCATCGATTCAATGACGCCGCCGCCGAGAAATCGTCTCTCTCCGTTAATCCAGCCGTATGCCAACACTGTTCTACGCGAGCTAAGCAAATCCAGTGAACGTTCATCGGTTGCTGGAACTAATGCAGACCATGTTCCAGCACGGTTCAGGCGTTCCTCAGACGAGAAATTTACAATTTCGACAATAGGCCCTGCTCCAATTGTCGAACCGGCTGATTGAACATCTAACCACATTTGCATTATGCCCATCCATCTCGAAATGCTACTGACCACGTTGCGCCGGTTGTCGTGCCACTAATCTCCAACTCAATGGATGTGTTTCCCGGCGGCAGATTGCACCAGTGTTCGATGGTGTGTCCCGTTCCTAATTCTAGATTAGCATACGCGTCTACGCCATCATTTAGAACACTGAGCGAACCGCAATCAACAACAAAACTTTTTCCAGCCGCAATCGTGCCGGTATACCACAAATCCATACCGGCCCCGCTAATTTTGGGATTTGTTAATGCTGTTGCCCCGGCAGTGATTGTAAATACAACATTTCTGACAGGAAGGTTTCCTGCATTATTGACGGTCTGCGTTGTTGGAGATGTGCCGATGCTCCATGTGTAATCAACAACATCAAAAAATAACGCATCGTCTAATGATTCTCCGCTATCTAATGTCCATTCAGTATGATTGCCGCCTTGCCATGCCATCAATTGTAAAAATTGCAATGTGACAGGTTGAAATGTTCGTCTCTGCGTATGCGACCGATTGATAACCATATTATTTAATCGGCACAATGCACGATGCGTAACACCATCATCATCGGCCTCTCTATACAGGAATGCTCGTGTCCCGACTGCGGCCCTCAGAATATCAATCTCAGAACGTTGAACGGCCACATCCGATTCGTACACAATCGCATCAATTGATAACACATGCGGAAATTTTTGAGTGGCGCGCTGAGAGCTGTCGCTATCAAATGCGCCCGCAGTTGTCGTGATGATGCGTTGCGCTGGTGCAACCGGCGACGTGACCGATTCTCGATTATAGGCTGGCAATATGATATTGCCGAACCGTGAAAATGAATAACTCATTATCGAATCCCTCTGGCACGCAACGCAGCCAAAACGCCCTCGCGACTCGCCGTTTTCACGCCGTCAATGTCCGCAATGCCTGAAATATTGACCACAATATTATTATTTGTACTGACCGCCGGAGCCGTTGCGGGCTGCATCATGCCAGCTAATCCGCCGCTCATGCTGGCATTTAAATTTGCAAATGCCCGCTCCATACCATCCTGGTACATTTCAACAGTTGCCTGTCCTGCACGGCCTAAATTGCGCAATGGCGAAGTGCTATCGCGTGGCTCAGAGAATGGCAACATATCGCGCATGGCCTGTAATCGACCAGTAAACCAATCTCTCAATCCAGACCACGCATTGGAGATACCAGTTTTTACACCATCAACAATCGCCTGCCCTGCCGCCTGCCAGTCAATCATGTTGAATTGTGTTCTAATGGTATCTAACTGAGTACGGAAAATAAACGTAATGGTATCCCAGATGCGCCGCACGATGGCCTCTAACGTCTGACCTGCGCCTTCCCAATCGCCGGTCAGTAACTGCAATGCCAACGTGATAATGTCACCGATGTTGCGCATGGCTCCATCAATAATGGCATACATAATGCTGAACGTGTTGCCGACAATGCGCATGATGTCATCACCAAACATAGCCCAGAACTGTTGGATTCCTCCAAGAATATTTTGGAACAATGTCTGTATCAACGGCATGTTGGTATCAACCCATTGCCGCCAGTATTGCAGCGGCCCCAACAGGTCATTGTTCGTAGACTCACTCGCACGGGAAAACAGGTTCGTGATAAAATTTACAACGTTGTCAATGATACGTTGCGCATTCTCCATTGCTGGCCCGACGTTTTGGTCAAACGCATCAAATGCGGCCATCACCTGCGGCATGGCATTATTGACCAGTTCCAACAGTTTGTCGGTGAGTGGCGAAACGCTCACCGTCAATCGTCGCCAGACGCCGCTGACTGCATCGCCAAACGTGTTGTATTTGGCGTCCAGTGATTCGATGGACTGTTCAGTACCGGCGGCCCATTCATTGTTCATTTCGAGGGCCAAAGCCGCGCTGTCGCCCAGGTCCTCATACTGTGTGCCGAGCAATGCCACGCCAGCCTGAAAACGCACCACAGAATCATCCGTGCCGCGCAATGCTTCCTGAACAATATTAAATGCATCAGCCGTGGTGAGTGTGCCATCACTCAATCCCGTGGTTATGTCATCAACATTTAATCCAAGCAGAGCTAGGCCGTCTGCAGTAGTTTTTGAGCCATCGGCAATGCGAACCTGAAATTCTTTGAACGCATCGGCGGCCTTGTCTGTGCCTAGAACGCCGCCTTGAAGACCAGACTCCAACAGTGAAAAAAACTGGCCCGCCGTTGCGCCGCCGTTGGAGAATTGTGTGCTGTATTCTCCGATGGTATCCAGGAAATCATCGCTGCGGTTTAGGCCACGCTGAAAACCGGCGGCAATCAGGTCGAACGCTTCGTCACCAGTAACGCCGAAATTGTCCATTAGCGTTTTGACGGCGTCAATGCTCTCGTTTACATCTACACCAAACGTGTCTCGCAGCCGGAATGCGTTTTCGGTCATAGTCTGCAACGCAGGGTCTTCGGCGGTTAGGCCGAGCTGTTGCGCCAGTAGTGCGACCGCCTCACCCGCATCCTGCACAGAACTGGCGAAATTGTTGGCAAACACATCGCGCGCCACGTCGCCAAACGCCTGCGCCGCCTCAGTCGGAATGCCCAACTGCGCCGCAATGTTAGCCGTAGCGGTCTGAGTGTCCTTGGATACGTCAAACGCAGCAATGCCGACGGCGGCAATTGCACCGGCGGCAGCGGCAGCCCCAGCCACCACTGCCCCACCTAGAACGGATGTGGCAATGCCGCCGAATGATTGCGTTTTAGTTTTGGCGTTGTTGAGCGTGCTGTCTAGCTGCGAATCATCGCCACGGAGAAAAACAACCAAATCACCGACTGACACTGCCATCATGCACCTCTGATTCCAAATCCCAACGCGGCCAGTCCTGCCAAACTGCCCTGCTCGCGCTTTGGTTGCATTGCCTCGGCCAACTGCGCAATCAATACGCGTGACTCGAACCGTTGACGCGCCAGATATGACCGCATCAACATGGAGGCATGACGCTCAGGCAATGCCGAAGCCTGTTCTAGCGTCATGCCCCATGCTGACATTGCTAATTCGATGACGTGCCAGTCATTCTGCGGCCAATCTGCCTGTTCGCCAGATTCAACACCCCGAAAGGGTCGGCAAAACGCGCCACCTCCCCAAACGCGCTGAGAATTTGTTTGTCGGTGGCGTTGGCTTCGATATACTCGCGATCGTTCTCCAACTGCGCGTCGTATGCCAACAACAACTCAAACAGGTTGTCAAGGCCGTCAATCATCAACGTTTCGATGACCGGCCATAGGCGCAACAGGTCGGCGGGAGTGTTAAACGTCATTTCCTGCGCGCCAGCCACCTGGTCAAAGAGCGGCTTGACATCGGCCATCAACCGTTTGCGCCACGGAGCAGCGCGCAGGCGCGGAGCCTCGGCAATGGTGTATTCGCGCTGACCCAACTGAATTGTAACAGTTTGGACTTCAACCATCATGCGCTCCATTAGGTCGCAGTCGCCGCAGCCGTGACAATGTGCAGAATGCCGAGTTCCTGACCAGCAGCCTGCGTAGCGTCGGCCAAGATTTTGATTTCAATCGGCAGGCCGGTTGGATTCTGTTTAGCGTAGCTGACATCGCCAGCAAGTTTGATATAACCCCGATGCAGGAACCAACGCACCGGCTGATTGTTGCCTGCGCTGTCAACCCGCAATGCCTCGATGCCCCATTTGTACATATCAACCGCAGACTCAGACCCAAATTTGATTTCGGAGAACCCCTTTTGCCCGCCGCCCGCCGCCGCAGTGGTGGCAGCCGTGCTAGACAACAGCATCTCCAAGTTTGCCACGGTGTGTTCAGCCAGCGTCGCTTTAATCATAATCTCGCGACGCGTGCGCACGCTGTTGCGCGCGGCCACATACTGCTCGGTGTGAACGTCGGTAAATTCCTCAGACATAGACAACACAACCGGATTGCCTTCGAGAATATCGCCGATATTTACCCAACTGCCGCCCCACGCCGCACCATATGCCACGGTGGATTCATCGGGATTTGCCGTGCCAAGCGGCGCGCGCCACAAACGACCTGGCCCAATGAGGATGTCTTGATCTGCCATTGTCAGTCTCCAATCGTATCAATCAGAACGTCAATAATCACACGATGTACATCTATCTCAGGCTCGTAATCGTCTAGTTCATTGACGACGCGCGCCATTTTCACCAACGGCATTTGACTGCCGTTTGTCCACTCCTCCATTACGGATTTGACCGCCGTCGCCAATGACTGCGCGCTGACATATGTCGCAGCCCAGCAGTTGATTTGCCAACGTGTCTGGCGTAGCGAAGTGCTGCCTGATTGTCCGGTGTTGCTCACGCGCTGATAGGTGATGGCCGGATATGTCGGAGCCTGCGGCAGATATGTCGGATAGACACGCGTGCCGACTAGCGCAGCCGTCGCGCTGTCTGCCAACAGTTGCCCGCGCACTCGAAGATACAGGCTCATCGCTCATATCGTTTCAATGACTTCTCCAACGCACGCGCCACACGCCATGAAATGTTGGAGCGCATCTCATCAATGGCCGGTCGCAGATACGGTTTGGCCGTCATTTTACGCGTGCCAAGCTCAACAAACTTGGCATAATACGCCGCAAACGCTACGGCGACGGCATCCCCATCTGGCTTTAACTCGCGTCGATGGCGTTTGTTCGCCTTGTAGGTGCTTCGATCTTTTGAAACTACATAGCCAGAGTCTGCCAGCGTGCCGGTGTTCGAGTTAATTTTGGATGCGGCTAGTTCCACCAACCGCTCGCCATCCTCAAACAATGCACCTGGCATTGCCTCATGTAATGTTTGCCAGATTTGATCGCCACGCCATTTCAACTCAAAATTGCTCATGCCTGCACCTCTCGACATTGCAGCGTTAGGTATTCGCGTTTGCCGCTCGGGTCTGTAATGCCCTCAATATCCAAATTGATGCTATTCCAGACAACGCGCATCCGATTGTTCAAGTCGCTGCGATAACGGATTGTTACGTTGTGTGTGACAATGGCCTGTTGCTGTTCACCGCCGCCGACAAATCGTTCGCTTGCGCTGGCAGGTCGCACGTCGGCCCAAACCGACGGGATGTTGGCAATGTTGCTCCACGTCTTTGTCGGTTCGCCTGCCGCATCCTGCGTACCTGGCATCTGTTGGATTGTCACACGGTGTCGCAGTGGGCCGATTCGCATTACCACCAACCTCCACGGTCTGTAAGCAGCAGCGCGTTCAATGCCATCGGTAGCTCAGCAGCGTTGACGTTGCCGACCAACACCGCTTCTCGATTTTCGTACAAATGGCCGACCATAAGCAGCATGGCCTGGCGGTAGCGTGCAGGCACATCGGTAGCCAACGCGCCATATCCTGCGGTATAAACCACGGTGATGCCGTTGACCTCCTGCAATGTCACGTCCGGCCATGTGCTGTCCGTTTTGATGACCAACTGGCCTGGTTCGCTGTAATTGTCTACGATATAGTTGCTCGCAGCGTAAATCGCAGTATTGCCATCTTCATCGGTGTAGGTGATGCTGGAGACGCTAATCAATGGCGGGAATGGTAAACGCATCCGGTCATTGCGCGGCCACAAGTCGAATTTAGCCGTATAGGTGCGCGTGATGAATGACCGTCCGGCGATGTCTTCGCATTGGATGCGCGCCGTGGTAATCAGCCGGTCAATCAAATCATCCTCGGTGGCATGGTCAATGCGCAGATGCAGTTTGGCCTCAGTGCGGCTAACCGGCTCGATGGTCGGCTGCGTTGTGATGCGGATGCGCGTCGGACTGATTTTCATTCCGGTTCCCCGTTGCTGATACGTTGCACTGCGCTTGCCACTACATTGTACCAAACATGCGCCTGTGTGCGCGCGTAAACCCTACTGATAAAATCGAAATCACCAGCGTAGTGGTTGCCAAAGGCGTTGGAATGCAGCTGCCAGACCTGCCGTCGCACAATGTACGCGCTTACGCCGATATCGCCCTGCATCGGCGCATTGCGCCAGTTGCGACCTGGCAACACACCACGCGGCCCGTGGTTCATGCGCACAAAAATTACATCTGGATTTTTACGCGCCATCCTGCGCACATCCTCAACCAACGTGTCTAATATACACACGTCATCATCATCTAGTATCCAGATATAATCGCCGGTCAGTTTTGGCGCATATGCCGCCATGTTGCGATAACTCCAACCGATGCCACGGCCTTCGTCATCTATCAATAACGTCTGTGTCCAGTCGCTATCAGTTTGCCGCTGCAAACTGGCCTGGTTTGCGGCCAACATCGCAGGCCGTCTGTAGCAGCGCGTCAACACCTCAAGCAGTGGCACGTTTGCGGCCTCGCTGCGCTGGCGCGGTTGCCGTTTCCGTAACTGGTTGCGCCACAGCCATTTCCGGTTCATTGTTGGTGATGGTGGCATATCCGGCACGTTGCAAATCATTCGCCACATCCGGCGTCACGCTGTAATAGCTGCCTGGTTTCATCACAATGGTTTGGCCGTCCGAGTTAACGGTCACTGCCTGCATTGCTAATACCCGATTCACAATTCCTCCATTTCGGTACGGATGCAACACCGTACCATCCGGCTCTATGTGCAAACACGGTACGTCAAACCGTGCAATCATCTCAATTCCGGCGTGTAGGCAATCGGTTGAAAATCGAATGTCGCCTGCGTCTGTGTTGTCGGTGTATCGTGGTGAGATTCGAGTCAATATCTCACGTCGAATCAGTGTGCAACCCCAGCCCACGCCACTCACCCGCCCCCAACCACGTTGCCTGTAGCGTTTCAATTCTGCCGGATATAGGCTCAGACTCATGCCCATGCTGCGATTGTTGATATACTGCCATGCGTTCAACGCCCTTGTGCCGTGTCGCAGCATGTAGACGCCATACACCACGCCCGCATTTGTATTATACAATGTCTGTAATGCGTTGGCGGGGAGTACCATGTCATGCTCTACAGTGAGCAGCGCATCATACCCACCCGCCAACGCCAGTTCCCACGCTCGCTGATATTGCGCCACGATATTGCGCATGTTGCGCTCGCCTGGGTATGGGTTGTGTCGAGACACTTCCCACGTCCATTCGATGTCGCCCGTTTGCGCCTGGATGCTGGCAGCCGTCTCAGGCCGCATAGCGTCCGCATATGTTGGCGTGAATATCAGCACACTCATATTAGGCCGTCGGATGCGTTGCGTACTGGAACGCCGCCGCCTGCAACACCTCGAAGTCGGTGCGGAAATAATAATGCAGCCGCACCTCGCCGTAGCTTGCGCGGCTGTACGGGTCGCGCAGGAACGTCATGGTCGGGTCGAGGCGCATACCCATGTAGTTGAAATTGCCGATGAGCAGGCTCTTGCCGCTGGCCTGCAATCCACCCATGAACGAGCTGGTGTGCAGCGGGATGCCCCACAACGAGGACGTGACCGCCGTGCCGTTGCCGGTGGCAGGGCCGACCGCATTGCCAAACACGAACTGGCTCTGGCTGGCAAGGCCGCGCAGATATCCCTCGGTGGCACGCCGCATCATCCATGCCACGCTGTTGCCAGCGGCATATTCCGCCGAGAGTTTGTACAGCAGTTCGGGGATTTCCGCCGAACCGATAGCCGTTGCGCTGTCCAGGGTCAGACCCGCAGTGCCGTCGGCCAACGCCTCGGTAATCAGCAGGTTGTTCATAGTCGCAGCCATCCCCGCGCCTACAAAGTTATTGAGGAAGTCCATCAAGCGGGAGTCCTCATCCTGCATGATTTCATAGGTCAAATCAAGGCGTTTGGTATATTTGACCAACGTCATCGCGACCTTATTCACCGCCGGAGCGTCGCGGTCAAACTCACCGGATTCCGACGTGCTGACAAACTGACCGTCATCGGCCTCGTTGTCGGTCGGCACGTTTACGGTCGTGCCGCTGCCAGGAATCATGCGCACGCCGAGCTGGTTGTACAATGCCAACGGACGCGCACGCTCGATAATGCCCTGGAAATGGCCAGTCGGAACCAGGTCGCCACCGTCGGCGGCGGTCGTGATGTTGATGGTCGTGTCATTGCTGGCACGATATTCAGCCTGCACCGCCGGATTGATTTCGCGCTGCGCGCCTTCGTCGCCAGTGCGGATGTAGCGCAGGAAAATGCTCTGCGCATCATCGCCGGTGCGCCGTGCATGGTACGCCGGAGCCTCTGGCGAAGGCTTGACAACGCCGCGATAATTTTCCAGCTTTTCGGCGCGCACGGCATCGGCCTCCAACTGTTCCGCCTTGCTCAACATCTTGTCAATCTGCGCGCGCTGTTCGTCCGTAATGTTTTCGGTTTTGGCGAGCGCGCCAGCCTCCTCAACAATTTGCGCTTTTTGACGGCGCAATTCCACTGCGTTCATTTCAGTTTCTCCAGTCTGATACGTAGTTGTTGCAGATAGTCACGCGCCCGCGTCAACTCATCCGCCCGTTTATCGTCAACGCCAGGATGCAACGCCCGTTGCACCCAATCCGGCGCAGTACGCAATACCTGTGCCGAGGTATCCAGATAGGCCGGAAATGTCACCGGCGACACCTCGATTAGATTGACTCGGTTCAGTGTCCGAACTGGCATCCCGCCATCTTGTTGCCAGGAATCGCCGCCGCTTGGAACCGTAAACCCGAATGACATTTGGTCAACGTCACCGCGCGCAATCAATGCCAGCGCGTCACGCCCGTCCTGGGTATCCGGCGGCATGACCTCGAAGCCCAGGCCCCGCTCATCCTCCCAAATTTTCAACGTGCCGTTTTTGGTGCGACCCAACACGCGACTGGTGTCATGTTGCCACAACGCTCGCACATCGGAAGCTAGACTGTCGGCAAATGCGCCAGGTGCAATGCGCTCCATGAAATTGCCGAGCGGTTGACTCATGCGATTGAAGACCGCCGCATAACCGCGGATGGTCGGAATTTCAGCGTCGGCACGCACCTCCACATCACCGATGCCGACAGTGCGCTGCTCAAATCCCCCGGCCAACCCGCGCAGGTTGTTGATTTCGTCGCCACTGTCCAACTGAGCGAGAACCTCAGTCAACGCAGCCAACGCCTCGCGCAATTTGCCCTCGTTTTTGTTGCTCAGTACCCGTCCGGCTCGATTTTCCATGCCTCGTTCCTCGCTCGCATACAATGCCGCCATTTGCGCTAATGCTGCGGCCTCTGTTAGATGACAGCCTTCGATTTCACCATCGTCATCTTTGACCATTGCCCACCCGTTACATTTCGGATTGTCATTCTCAATATGCCACGGCATAATCAACCCCGTATGACTACACAATCACAACCGCCATGCAATGGCCCGTGTTTAATTTTGCGTACAATCGGCAGTGGGTCAACACCATCCGCCTCGACCGTATCACCCTCATCTACAAACGCACCCTGAATCGGAATGCGCCGCCCGTCTAGTTTGCGGCACAATGGACACGACTCGCCACGCGCAGACCAGCGCAAGAACTCAATGCCTAATCGCGCATATCCCAAAATTGCGAGCGCATTACCGGCCTCGAATGTTTGTTCTAATGCCATTTTCCCAGGCTTGGTCTCAGTCCAACCAACCATGCGCTCCTCAATGGCCTCGGCTGCGGCTTCGTCGCCCTCGGCCTCGGCAATCAGTGTGCGAAGCTGTTTCTCACTGCCAACGGTATAAATTGCTGCCAGGTTGGTCAGATATGCCTCGACCCATGCGCGCACGCCGTCATCAATTGCTATCGGCTCGCCTTCAAGTTCATCAGCGACTGCGGCCAAAATGGTTTCGGCATAGGTGAGCATCAACGCGCGGAAATAGTCTGGCAACCATTCGCGCATCTCTTCATAGAAACGCTCTAGCCAGGTCTCGAATCCAGCCGCATCACGTTTGCCAAAATAGCGACCGATGGCGCGCCGGATGTCGGCTGTCTCACGTTTGACTAGTCGCTCAGAGGCATCCTGCCATAGGCGGATGGTGCGATTCATCATGGCCTGCCGGTCGCGCCGCACACGCTCTTCGCGCACTGTCCATCCCTGCGGGTCACTGACCTCGGCGCGAATCTGCATATTGCCATGCTCAGCGCGTTCTGCAACTGGCGGCTCCATGCCGACCTCTACCATGTTCAATGGCACAAGCGGTTTGTCCAGGCCGTCAATCGGGTTCCAGTCCTCCAACTCGCGCGCTTCATTGCGGGTCAGGAATCCGTTGACGATGCCGGTGGCATATGCCTGATAGCGGCTGACTGTATCCCCGCGCAGCAGACCTTCAACGATGTATTTTGCATATAGGGTGCTGCGCTCTGCCGGTGTAAGCAGATCACGCGCAATGGCCTGTTCATGCCGCACTAACCACGGCCTGAGCGTGTGCATGACAAACTCTAGTGACTGGTGTTCGATGTTGGAGAACGTTGCACGGTCTAGGTCTGCAAGCAAATGAGGAGGCACACGGAATACACGCGCAATCTCCGTAACCTGGAATTTCCGAGTCTCCAAAAACTGCGCTTCGTCCGGCGGGATACCGATAGTGCTAATATCCATGCCCTCCTCCAGAATCTTGGTTTTGTGCGCGTTGGTCAATCCCTGGTACTCACCGGCGAATGATGCGCGCAGTCGCTCAAACCCACCAGGCGATAATTTGCCAGGGTGTTTCAGCAGCAGACCAGGACGCGCGCCGTTGCTAAAGAAGCGGCTGCCAAATTCCTCGGTGGCTAGGCTCAGACCGATGGCTTGACGTGCGACCAGGCGAATCGGCGATAATCCCCACACGCCGTCTGTGGTCAATCCTCGAAGGTGATGCAACCGTGCCGCCGGAATCCAACGCAGCGTGTTGTCCGGCATACGATATGCCCACCATAAACCGTCTGAGCGACGTTGCGCGGTTTCCATCTTATCCGGTCGCAGCGGCCATAGCCCCACCACGCGCCCGCGCCCGTCGTACTCTATCTCTGACCAGTGATTACCCCAGAGCAACACATGCGACAACGCATACTCGCGCCATTCCATGCTGGTCATTTCTGGGTTTGCTAGGTCATGCAATACAGGCCACAAATTATGGTCTAGCGCGCGCTCTTTGTTGCGGCCCTGCTGCCGGTACAATGCCAACGGCAATGATGCAATGCTCTCGCTGATAATCCGCACGCAGGCATAAACAGCCGTAGAACGCAGACTGCCTATTTCGGACACGTCCGGCCCCGCATAGGTCAACCCCGCACCGAGCAACTCATAAACATGCGGAGACACGCCGCGCCGCTCAGTGATTCGATTCAGTAAACGCGCGACTGGATTTGTCATTACACGTTCTCCACACAATAACGCACAGATGCAGCGTGTTGATGTGCGCCGTCTAAATTGATAATCAATGCCGCATTCGGAGCCAACCGCCATTCATCGCCATATGCAAACGACAGAACAATACGCTCTGACTTTTCAGTGTGCAATCGAATATGGTTAACGCTGCCTGATTTCAGAATCAAAACCGTGCCGTTACTGACCTCATCCTGAATAATCAGCGTTTTGATGACAATGCGCTTGCCCTCACCCGGCGCGCTGATAATCGTATTGTCGCCACTAGCCGCAAACGTTACAACGGTGTGTAGCCAGTTCTGCACCTGTGTCATTTGATACAGGTCTTCAATAATGCGCGCCATGTGTGGCTCCTATAGCGTCAGCACACCACGCTCATCGTATACGGATGGCGCGTGACGTACAGCACGGTCTAATCCCATAATGGTTGCAACAATGCCGTCGATTTTGCTGCGGCTGCGTTCCTTGTCCGGCTTGACGTTGCCCGCTGCATCCTGACGCGCAACCACGTTGTCAGCCATCCACCGCAGCACAGGATGATTGCCATGCGCCAAACGTTGCTCAAGCACAAGTCGGTGAAACTCTTTCATCGGAGATGACATGCTGGCATATCCCTGACCGAATTGCACCATCTGAAATCCCAGGTCAGTCAAACGTTGGCTAATCAACGCCGCCCCCCAGCGGTCGAAGGCGATCTCCTGGATATTGTATTGCTTGCCCTGCTCAATAATCGTGTCCACGATGTAATCATAATCGATTACATTCCCTGGCGTGTGGATCATGTATCCATCTCGCGTCCACGCGTCATATGGCACACGGTCTCGGCGCGCACGGTCAATCAGCGCAGCCTCTGGAACCCACAGGAATGGCATAACCCAGTATGGTTCGTCTTCCGCTACCGGCGGAAACACGAGCGACAATGCCGCAATGTCTGTTGTGCTGGCAAGGTCAAGTCCGGCGTAACAGTCCCGACCGGTTAGGTCTGGCAACGGTTGCGAACATGCGTTCCATGCTGCCATATCCAGCCACCGCTCATCCTGCGATGTCCACTGGTTAAGATGAAGGCGACGAAATGTGTTCTGGTATGCTGGCGATGCCTGCGCTCGTTTGCACTCGGTCTCCAAATAATCCGTTTTGATGGTAACGCCTAGCCCTGGATTCGCTTTGGCCCATGTGACCGGAGATGTCCAGTCATCATTGTCCTCGGCCCCGGCAATGTATGCAAAAAATGTCGGGTCATCTATGATGCCGGTTGACACCTGGCGCGCGTACTCATGTTGTTCGTAGCAAATGCTCTCACGGTCATAGCCGGCTGTGGTAATCATAATCATCATCGGCTGCCGACGCGCGCCGGTAGATGTGTTCAATACGTCGTACAGGTCTCGGTTTGGCTGTGCGTGTAGTTCGTCGAAGACGATGCCGTGCGCGTTGAACCCATGTTTCGTGTGAGCATCTGCGCTGATAACTCGGTATGTTGCGCCTGCGCTTGGTACGATAATGCTGCGTTTGTAGACCTGCCCGAATTTGGATAGCGCAGGACTGCTCTCTACCATGCGCTGCGCCTCTTCAAACACGATGCGCGCCTGGTCGGTATCTGCCGCTGCGCTGTACACCTCGGCTCCTGGTTCGCTATCGGCAAATAGTAGGTAAAGCGCAAGTCCGGCTGATAAAGTGCTTTTGCCATTTTTTCGGGGAATTTCGATATAGGCGCGCCGGTATTTGCGTGTGCCGTCGGCGCGCTTCCAACCAAACAATGGCCGGATGATGTCATCACGCTGCCACGGTTGAAGCGCAAACGGCTGGCCGGCCCACTCGCCCTTGCTGTGAACCAACAGCCGCTCGAAGAAGGCGACGGCCAAATCTGCGGCACGCTTGTCGAACCAGAACTGCTCAGTCATTCTTTGCCAACTCAAACAATTGCTCGGCCAACGATTTCGGCTGCGAATCGTCCGGCTCTGCGCTGATACGCGTGCGGCTGGCCGGTGTCATGCCGAATTCTGCCATCAATGACCGCATGGTCTTCAATGCGCCGTTGGCAATGTTTTGCCACGGGTTGATGTACGCGCCACCTTTGTCGCTGATTAGGACTGCGCCTTGTTCTTGCACCATGCGCTCGGCCTCTAGCCATTTGGCATACTGGTGAGCGTACGCTGCCAATGCCACGCGGTCAGCCTCAGTCATCACGCGCAGATTCACCAACATATGCGCCGTCCGTTTGTACTCTGCGCGCGCCTCGCCCTGCAACCATTTTGGGCATGGCGGAATGACAACGCGCGGTTTAGGTTCGCGCTGGTTCAATGGCCGCTTGCCAGGATTGCCCGCAAGCTCTTTTATTGCTGTCGGTTTTGGTTTCCGTCCGGCACTACTCATACCGTACCCCTATCAATTCCGCGAACACGTGCGTCTGAC